GTAATGTAACTCAGCTCGTGAGGTTGACCTTTAATACTTGTCTTTTTTGGCAGTGCTCCGTAATGCATAATTAACCTCTCATAGCTTCAGTGACATTTGATAACGCACCAACATCACCCTGACCTAATCGTTCTTTAATCTCTTCAACTTTATTCATCAAGTAATTTGTCATCTTCTCACCTTCAGGGTTTTGCTGTGGCATTCCTTGTGGTGGCATCTGACCTTGTGGAGGTTGACCCTGTGGCATTCCTTGTGGAGGTTGACCCTGTGGCATTCCTTGTGGTGGCATCTGTTGCTTAACAGGACCAAAAGCAGCAGGATTAATCGGTCTGATCGAAGCTAACAGATTATTCGGTGACATTCTTCATAGCCTCCATCTGTATTTCCGCTGCGTTTTTCTCACGTTCCATCTGAACTTTTGATGCATTCTTTTCTCGCTCTAACTGCAACTCAGCTTCCAACTTCTGGATCTTAGCTTGCAAATCAGCTCTCGCCTTTGCTGCCTCAATCTCCATATCCTGCTTTGCTTCAGCTTGCTTGATCTGAATTGATGACTGAGCTTTAGCCTGATCCGCTTGGATTTGAGCTTGCGTTCTCGCCTTCAGAGCTTCTGTCTCTAATTGAGCTAACTGTTGAGCATATTGCAACGGATTTTGCTGTTGCTGCTGCTGTTGTTGTTGAGCTGTAATAGCTGCGATCTGTTGCATTTGTGGAGCTTGCTGTACAACCTGAGCTGCACGCTGACTAATTAAGTTATCAAGTTCTGGATTAATATCCTTTAAATCAGGTCTTAGGCTCTTGAAGTCTGGAACTGGTGGTAACGGTACACCGACACTTGCCTCCATACGATTACGATACAACAACGCAATGTGTTCAGCAATGTGAGCAATAAGAATAGGTTGCAATTGTTGAGCACCAGGATTGCCACCCAACGATGGATCTTGGAGAAACTGCATATGAACAGCAACGTGCGAATCATGATCCTGATCAACAAAAGCCTTTATTGGCTTGCCATACATAACCGACATATTTTCATCAATCGGATCCATCCGAACCGCCTCTTCAGGTTTCTTCAGGATCTCGTCAATATTTGGTATTCGTATCGCCTCATACATTCTCTTGTACGCTTCGTAAATATCATGCAATTCAGGAGCTGACTGAGCCATCTGCAAAACAGATTGAGCCTGAGCAATCCGCTGAGCCGTGCTAAATATATTCGGATCACTAACAGGAATAATGTCAATACGTTCATCAAAGTCACGAGCGTAAACCATACCTGTACTACCAGACAACGAAAACTCAAATTCATCAGGTAAATTTTCCGCATTCAAGTCAGCAAGTAATTTAAATTCCTGACCCTGAGCGTAGTGCAACCTCTTGTGAATTGCTGAGAAAGCTTTACTACCCTGCTCAATTAACGCAACTGTCGAACCGACTGGGGCATTTGGATTTACATCTCCAACATTTAAATCAGCGGTACTGGCAAATCTCTGTCCTGCATCGACAATTAAACTTAACAGATTAAACAATGCCCCACTGGGTTCCTTAAACGGAAGTGGCATAATCGCCTTATTAACGTCATCCACCGTGGCATCAATATCAACAAACTCACCAGGATTGACCTGCACTTCGCCACCAGAAACTCTACCCCTTAATTTAAAGCCACCTTGCATATTCGCAAAAGCAGCCGAATCAAGTAAAGCTCTCAGAGATCCAGTCGCTGCACGACCCAAACCACCAATCAGGTGATACAATCCAAAGCCGTAAAACCCAAGACCAGGTAAGAACTTATAAGAAACAAACCAATCTCTTCTAATTTTACGCTCGTCTTCTTGGCTCCAGTTTCTGCGAATGCTGAGAATTTTTTCATTATCTTGGTCAATCGTTACAACGTAAGGAACAGCGACAGCGTTATCATCGTCTATTTTTTCTTCATCAATACCGTCAAACAATTCATAGACATGCATTTCCAGTAATGTAATTACATCGTCATAACCTTCACTGCCATACGTATCAACACCTTCGATCTCACCAATAACATCTTCTGACGCACTCGCTTCATCCCCTGCGTCAATTGTCGGTAGATAATAACCAGATTGAACGTAGCGATTAAAATCGTTCTTTGGCATTTTAATGACATGCGTATATCGTGGGGACGTATATAAGTCTTTGCTTTCAGGAGCGACAACAAAATCTTCAGCTTTTACAAACTGAGAGCACTGCCTTTCCATATTGCTATCCCACCAGACTTTCTTAAACGTCTGACCAACAAGGGGCAGGTGAAACAGCATCTGATCCAAGTCAGGAAAGTATTCTGGCATTTCCTGCGTAATTTGGTAATTCATAAACTCTCGAACCCTGCGTGCCTGTTCTTCAAGCTCCTCACTGGGATCTCCGACAATTACCGTCTTAACAGGACCACCCGACGGATATAATTCTGCAATAGCTCTAGCGTTAAACTGCGTGGCAGCTTCGGCAATCATAGGATGCACAACTGTCGATAGACCTCGAACAGCACGCTCTTCTTCTGATTCGTTCATGCCACCGTCAGGTTCTAACGTCTGTAGACCTTTTTTATATCGCTCTTCCCATTCAGAACGAGCTTCACGGTCACTGTTGTAAGCAGACACCAAAGATGATGCCTTGCTATTTAATTCTTTTGACGAAAGTTCTTCGGCTAAGTTGTTATCAAACTGCTCATCTCTTACAGGTTCTTCATCAAGAGCAGGATCACCAATTAATACGTCATCTCCAATTTCTTCAACAAGCAAATCGTCTAAAGGTGCACCTTCGGTAAACGGAATTGTATCTTGCTGAAGAGATATCGGTTTTCTAGCCATAGAGCGTTATCCTTCTTTTATCAGGCTCTTCATCGTCATCATAGTCAGTCGAGTGACCAATGAACCAACCTTTTCTCAATCTTAACCATGCCTGAGTACATGTGTCAACGATGTCATCATTATCCGTAGCAGGAAAAGCTGCACAGATATCGATCAAGTCAGTACACCATTTCTTGTCGGAAGGATAGTAAATTCTACCATCTTCGAGCAGTGCAGAGCTTGCATGTGCCCTCGCTTCTTTATCTCTGTCAGGGGAATACTCAATGACTGGTATCCCTGCAATGCGTAAATCCTGCAGGAGAGATTGACCAGAAGCTTTCTTCTCTATCAATACGGCATCAGGAGAATAGTCGTAATATGCATCCTGAGCAATTTTTCTTAATTCAGGGTAACTGACACGGTCATACCACATATCCAGTACAATCGCACACGTCATACCTTTGTGTTTAAACACACCCCACGTTGTTCTGGCAGAATAGGATGACTTTTCTTTTGTACTGAATGCCGTGTCCCATGATTGTAGAACATATTCTATATTATCAGGAAGATCCGTTTTTTCCCACGGAACCCACCACTCAGCCTTTAATATACCACCGCCTTTTGGCATTGGACGTTGCTGTAGCTGTCCTGCAGATGCGTAAGTTCCTAAAGATCTTTCCAAAGTCGATAGTGTGTCTTCGTCAATTCTGTCAGGCCAGAGCAACTCACCTTCTTGAGTTCGAGGATCAGTAAAACCAAGACTGGAAGAAATAGGTGTCGGATGACCAATTTCATATCTGGCAGGAAGACAAAGGTGATCCCACTCACCTTCCAACTGATTTGCTAGGATATGACCAGTGAGGTCTTTTTCGTGGACACGCTGCATAATTATTATAAATGCACCAGTCTTAGGATCGTTTAAACGTGTCTGCATAGCCTGATCCCACCACTCCAACACACCTTCACGGACAGTAGCCGACTCAGCTTCTACCATATTGTGAACATCATCTAAGCAGATAATATCACCACCTTCTCCTGTGAGTGATCCAGAAACTGAAGTTGAAATCCTGATACCTGTCTTATTATTTTCAAATCTTTGCTTGGCATTCTGATCACTGGTTAACTCAAACATATCTCCAAAATGATCTTTATACCATTTGCTATCAATTAATCTTCGACACTTAACACTGTCACGGATTGAAAGAGAACTGGCATAAGACGCATATAGGAACTTCTTGTCAGGTTGCCTAGTCCAAGTCCATGCAGGAAGGCAAACGGCAACAGAGATCGATTTCATGTGGCGTGGAGGGACATTAATAATCAGACGTTTGATTTTACCTTCTACCACCGCCTGAAGATGTTCAGAGATTGCCTGAATATGCCAGTTGCTTTTGTAAGCCACTCCAGGCTCTAAAGTAGGCCATGAAGCTTCGGTAAAATCAGCTAATGATCTTCGGTACTTCTCTGCCCTCACTTGTTCCAGTGATAGATTGCTCAAGAACTGATTCAAGTTGTTTAAGTGATTCATTGTCTATCCCAGTTAGATCTATAACG